AATAGCTAATGGCGGATCAGGGTATACACAGGCACCTACTATTAAATTAACAGGCGGTGGCGGCACTGGTGCTACAGCTATTGCTAAATTAGGAGTAAACGGAACTGTAACAAGTGTAGAAGTTACAAATAAAGGAAGTAGTTATATTACTGCTCCTACATTAATGTTAACTGGCAGTGTATCTGAAACAGGTAAAAATGCAAAACTTAGTGTTATCCTAGGAGACGGATTAACAAGAGGAATGCTAAACGTAGTAAAATTTGATAGAGTAAGCGGTGATTATTCTATTACTAGTATTAATGAAACAGAAACATTTACAGGCACTGGCTCCAAGTACATTTACGAACTAAAATGGCCAATGGATCTTAAAACTACAAACGTTACTGTAACTGTAAATAACATTGAACTTTTAAGAAGTGAATATAGCTTTATTAATATAAAAGATAGTACTACAACAAGTTATACTAGGTATCATGGAAAAATTACACTTGCAGAACCAACACCTGTTAACACTTCTATTGTTATTACTTACAAAAAAGCAATTAGCTTATTAACAGCACAGGATAGAATAAACATTGCGTACAACCCTGTAACAGGTCAATTTGCAAAAGACCTTGGACAGTTAATGGACGGTGTTGACTATGGCGGAGTAGAAGTTAAAAGTTTCGACTTTGGTGGCCCTACAGGCTGGGATACAGCCCCTTGGTTCACTAGCGAGTATGATACTTACGACCAAACTTTTGAAGATGAAACATTTACTTTAGATGGTAGTACAATTAGTGTTACATTAGCTACGCCTTTAGAAAGCGGAGTTGTATATAACTTATACAAAAATGGTGTAAGATTAGATGACCCAGACTGGGTAAATGACAGTTCGCAGTTTACAAATCCAAATGCCGTAATGAGAAGTATAACAGGTGATGGAGTACAAACATTAATTGAGTTAGATGAATTAGGTATATCTAATGGAGCAAATGATGTTATAGTTATACGTAAGAGTACTAGCGATGGAAGTTTCCTTCCTGTTCCAGGAACGTATGACACACTTATTGAAGGCGGCGCCTTAGAATACAATACTGCTAAAGGCATACTTGCAGAAGAAATTAATATTGACGGTGACGGGTTTGCAACAACTGCTAACAGTGGCGGCCCAGACGAGAATCTGCCAGGCAGAGTATTTGACACAGTTGATATAAAGGTTTATGAAAGGCCTACAGGCGGATCAAGTAAAATACATTCAAGAAATTACGTAGGCGACGGTACAACTACAGATTATGATATTGGAACAACACCTATATTAGACGAGCTAGTATTTGTAAAAGTTAATAATGTTATACAAACAGCATACACTATTGATTATGAAACTAACAAAGTTAAATTTACTACTGCACCAACATTAGCATCTAAAATTAATCTTGTAACTCTAGACTATAGTGGTACAAACATATTAGACTTAGATGAATTTATATCGGATGGTAGTACAGCTGATTTCTTAACAAACATTACACATACTCCTAATTTAAGTAGTTTAGTTACTATTGACGGTAAAAAAGTTGAGCATGTTCTTACAAAAAGTAACAACACATATGCTGCAGAAAATAGAATTGTTATCCGATTTGCAGAACCTCCTAAGATTGATGCTGTAGTAAAATATGCAATTTTTGAAGGACCTATACAAAACTTTAGTGCAGTGACTATAGACGAGTTTATTGCTGATGGTAGCACGATATTGTTTGATCTTACACAAACACCGTTTACACAAAAGCCACATGAATGGTTTACTATTGTACAAGTAAACAACACAATATTAAATGCAGGATATTCTCAAAAATATGTTATGACAGAGTCAAGAGAATATCAGTTAAAGCTATGGCAAGTACCTACAGGTTCTGTAAGGTCAGGACAGTTAAGAATTTACTTAAACGGTCAAAAAATTAACTATATTGACGATTGGTCATTTACAAGTGCAGGCCAGTATAATTCTGCATTAGACGCTGACGATCAACTAGGTAGTGCGGTATTGTTAAATGCCAGTGTTGGAGCACCTGGTGACATCTTAAGAATATATATTGTAGGACAAGAAGACAGTACTGCCGCAGGCGGAGATTATAGATATGGTTACTTTGACAACGACAATAACTTTGTAGAAGATGACGGAAAATTATCTATCTATTCTACTTTGTCAAACGGTGACAAGGTTAAAGTTTACCAGTTTAGTAACCACGACACTCAAGGTATTGAACGACAGAGTTTAGATGTTGTTGAGCGTACACTACTATCCCCAGGTGTTGCAGCTAACAGACAGGTATTTGAAATTGACGGAAGCACAGCAAATTTAAATTTATTACCGCCACTGGCAGCTAGAAAGCAATATGCAGTATATTTAAATAATACAAGAATTGACGATCCAAATTACAATACTGCACAGCAAACAAACGACAACGCAGTGCTATTAACAATTACTGGAGCAGAGCAAACTATTTTTGATGCGCAAGCAACAGGACTTGTTCTTGTTACAGGTGATATTTTAGAAATTGTAGAACTTGGTGCTAGTGTTACTCCTGACAGCGGTACAGCTGACTGGTATGAACTAAGACAACTAAGAGCTGGGTATATAAATTTACAAAGTCCAGCAGTTGACGATCAGTACGTTTGGGTTGTTAAAAACGGAACCTTATTAGATCCATCAGTTGACTATGTTGTTACTCCTAATAAAATGCGTATTAAGTTAAAAGAAAACTTAGATGAGAACGACACTGTTGAAACTTTCCATTTTGCAAAAGAAACTTTGAAAAATAAGTTTGGATGGCGACAATTTAAAGATATATTAAACAGAGATATCTATAAGAGATTAGATGGTAGACAAAATTACAGATTATCTGAACCATTAGCATTTAATGATAAGGTAATTACAGTAGATAATAGTACTAATTTACCTGACCCAGTTCCGGGATCAAAGTATCCGGGTGTAATATTTGTTGACAATGAACGTATAGAATACTTTAGAAAGACTGGTAATACTCTTGGACAGCTAAGAAGAGGAACATTGGGTACTGGAATTAAATCAATTTATTCTGTAGGCACAGAGCTGTATGATCAAAGTCAAACAGCAACTATGCCATATAAGGACGAAGTATTAACAAGTACATTTACAGCTGATGGTACATCAGCAGCTTATGATCTTGACTTTACTCCTGCTAGTGTAAACGAGTTTGAAGTATTTGTTGCAGGTCGTAGACTAAGAAAAACAGCATTAGAGTCGTATCAGTTAGATACAACGTTGCGTACAACATATGCAACATCGACAGAACAAATTAGTCAAGATTCTCCATTAGGAGATGTAACTTTACCAGCAGAGTTTAGCATACAGAACAGCAACGAATTAGTGTTGCTAGAAACACCAGGAGTAAATCAAAAGGTAATAGTAATAAGAAAACAAGGTAGAATATGGAATGTTCCAGGCACAGCGTTAAGTAATGCAGAATCCGACATTAGTAGATTCTTAAGATCAGCAACGGTTGACTTACCCTGATAAATAACACAGTAGGATATAAAAATGAACGATAACTTTAAAGAAAAAAACGGTATACTGATCAACGGTCATATCAAAATACATAACCCGGAAACGGGGGAAATTTTCATTGATAAAAATAATGCTATTCATTATGAAAATATGAGTATTGCATTAGCAGACAGCGTTGGCAATAGGGGCAACGGCTGGATATATGAAATGAGCTTTGGCAACGGCGGTACTAGCGTTGATCCTACAGGCATTATTACATACTTGACGCCAAACTCTACAGGAACAAATGCAAGTTTGTATAATCAGACGTATACAAAAATTGTAGATGATAACAGTGTAAACAACACTGATCCGGTTAGAAATAAGATCGAAACAAGACACGTTAGTGGTACAAACTATACAGATGTATTAATAACATGTTTACTAGATTACGGCGAACCTAGTGGCCAGGATGCGTTTGATACGGCAACAGATCAAAACAGTTTATATGTATTTGACGAGCTGGGATTAAAAGGGTATTCAGCGTCAGGTACTGGAAATTTACTAACACATGTTGTTTTCCACCCTGTCCAAAAGTCTTTGAACAGGTTAATTCAAATTGATTATACTGTAAGGATACAAAGTCTTGCAGGGACGGTTGGGGAATAATAAATGGCATATACAATAGCATATACTGATCAAGCTAACAAAGGTACAATTACTGTAGAAGATAATACTATCAATACAGAGACTGGGCTAGGCTTACCAGGCAGAAACGCAACAGCATATGGTACAACGATCGCTTCAAACTTTTTACATATATTAGAAAACTTTGCTAGTGCTACACAACCGTCAACACCAGTTGAAGGACAGTTATGGTACGATACAGCTCCAGGAACAGAACAATTAAAAGTTTATGACGGAACAAATTGGGTAGCTAGTGGAGGCCTTAAGAAAGCAAGTACTGCTCCTCAAGCAGGACAAAGTTTAATTGGAGACCTTTGGGTTGACACTGATAACCAGCAGTTGTATCTGTTTAGTGGATCGGGTTGGGTATTAGTAGGACCTAACTTTAGTGATGGGCTTGTAACGGGAGCATTACCAATTACAGTTATTGGTACTGACGACTTAACTTACAACGTATTACAAATTGAAGTTGATGCTAAGCCAGTAATACTTATTACAACTAAATCGTTTACGCCTAAAGTTGTAATTCCAGGATTTAGTACACTAAGCCCCGGTATCAATCTTTCTGCAAATAATATCGAAGGCGCCGGAGCACCTAAGTTTTACGGTACTGCTGAAAAAGCAGAAGGATTAATTGTAAGTGGTAATACTATTGCTGCAGGAAACTTCCTTAGAGGCGATGTTACAAGTACAACGGCTTTTCCTATTAATGTTCAAAACAATACAGGAATAAATTACGGTATTAATGCAGAAATGAATATCGGTGTTGAAGGCAACGCTGGTGTATTCCAACATAATATTGCTGGGTCCTCAATGGACTTTAAAGTTAAGAACGATGGCATCTTAAAAAATGTTCTTCGATTAGATAGTAATTTAAAAGTTGGCGTTAATAATGTTGCACCTGACCAAGAATTAGACGTTACTGGTAACATACAAGCTAGTGGGTTAATTAATACTACTTCAACTGTAAACAGTACAACGTTTAGCAACGGTAGTATTAGAACAGCAGGCGGATTAGGCGTTTCTCAAGATGTTAATATTGGCGGAGCACTAACTGTCACAGGCGTAACAACAACTAGAAATGTTCTACCTAATGAAAATAATACTAAAAGTATTGGTAGTACAAGTGCAAAATATGCAAATATATATGCAACTACTTTTGTGGGCAACTTAACAGGTAATGTAAGCGGCACAGTTTCTGGTAGAGCTGGAAGTGCAGACAGAATAACAAGTGCAACAACATTTAGATTTTCAGGAGATATCACAGCCGCAGATGTAGTATTTGACGGACAAACTGGTGGTACACTAAAAGTTTTTAATACTTCTATTAGTAATGACATCGTTGCAGGAAAAACAAACGTATTAACATCACAAGCTGATGATGAATTTTTAATTAACAGAACTTCTGGTGATACTGGATTAAAGAAAATTAATAGAATTAATTTGTTTTCAGCTATCCAAGGACTTACTCCTGTAGGTACTGTTGTATCATTTGCAGGTGGATCAGCGCCAATAGGATGGTTAATTTGTGATGGTACAGAGTATTTAATAAGTCAATACGGGTCATTGTATGGTGTTGTTGGTACAACATATAAGGCGTCACCAACGTCGGGGTTTTTTGCATTACCTGACTTGCGTGGAAGATTCTTACTTGGACCAGACAACATGGGAGGCACAAGTGCTAATGTTGTAACATCAGGATCTGCAGATGTTGTTGGTGCTAAAGACGGTGCTGAAACTATTACAATTGCAACTGAAAACTTGCCAGAACATGAACATGATCTTAGAGGCGAAAGCGGTGACCAGTACTATGCTACAAGAGATGTTTCTGGAACACCAAACGATAACGATGCAATTATTTATGATTCACCAACTGGCACAGGAGCTGGCCAAGCCTATCCTGCAAGTGGTGGTGTTTTAACAGATAATAGCTTAGGACAAGCAATAAGTGTTATGAATCCATATATGACAATGAATTTCATAATTTATACTGGAGGGTAAAGTTAGTGAGTTATAGACTAAACAGAACAGATGGTGCATTACTGGTAGACTTAACTGACGGTATACTCGATACAGCTACCACTGATTTAACATTAATAGGAAAGAATTACAAAGGCTTTGGAGAGTTTTTAAACGAAAACTTTATTGCATTATTAGAAAATTTTGCATCTACGTCACAACCAACTAATCCTATGGTAGGACAACTTTGGTATGATAAACAAGATAATAGATTAAAAATTTATGACGGTGCTACTTTTAAATCTGCAACAGGCAGTGTTGTTAGTAGCACACGACCGTCAAACCTTACTACTGGTGACCTTTGGATAGATAATGAAAATAATAAATTGTATATTTGGGACGGTACTGATCTTACATTAGTAGGTCCGGAATATAGTGCAGGCCAAGGAAAAAGCGGATTCGAAGTATCAAGTCAATTAGACTCTACTGATGTTCAGCGTACTATTCTTAAACTTTTCTTAGGCGGCACATTGGTCGGAATCTACTCTCCAGAAACGTTTTACATATTGCCAGAATATGCAATAGCTGGTTATCCTCTAATTGTAGGCGATGCGCTGAACAGACAACTTCTTGAAAAAGGATTTAATGTTGTTAGTGCAGACTTTTTATACAGAGGCACAGCTACAAGTGCAAAAGGCCTTATTGATGATGCAGGTGTTATAAGAAGTGCAAATAATTTTATTCCTACTGATGCTAATGGTGCCACAACAGGTAGTTTAAAAATTAAAAACAGTGCTGGCCTAAGTGTAGGAGTTGGCGAAACTGAATATTCAATTTTAAAGATTGCTGGCACTACAGTAACATTAGAAACGCAACAAAGTAATTCAGACTTTGCAATTAAAGTTAGGTCAGGCAGTAGCTTTTTACCTGCGATGTATGTAGATACTAGCGAAAGCCGTGTAGGTATATGGAACTCTAATCCTTCATATAGTTTAGATGTAACTGGTACTGGTAGATTTTCAAGTAACCTAACAGTAGGTGGAAATTTACTTGTTGAAGGAACAACAACGCATCTTAATACATCAACTTTAAGAGTTGAAGATAAAAATATAGAATTAGGAATACTAGACGATAGTACAGAAGCTAACGACTCGCAAATCGACGGTGGTGGTATAATTGTTAGAAGTAGTGAAGGATCTAAAGACTGGACTTGGATAGCTGCAACAGGTAGCTGGACGTCGAATCAAGATATTAACATTATATCAGGACCTGACAATCCTGTTCCGCAACTTAAAGTTGATGGAACTAATATTCTAAGCAGTACTGCACTAGGATCAACAGTAACTTCAGCACTAGGTTTAACACGAGTAGGTACATTAAGTGAACTAACAGTTGATAATATTAAATTAGATGCTGCTACAATTACAAGAATAAGTGGTACAGGATTAAGTATTGTTGCTGGTGGCGACATAACAGTTGATAGTCAAAACATTACAGGTCTTGCAGAACCATCAGCCGCAACAGATGCAGCAACTAAAAATTACGTTGACGTACAGTTATATAGTAAAGATGTTATTATATCGCTTGACGTTACAGGTTTAACAAATCCTGCAGCAATTGGCGCAAGCGACGGTCCAAAAAATAGTATTGCTACACTATTACAAAATTTACAATCTGCAGCAACGTTTCAGACAGGAACTACAGCATATGTAATGGCAACGTCATATACGGGATCAACAGTTTCAGGAATCAATGTTAATATTACTACAAGTCCTGATACATCTGGTGTATTAACAAAATCAAGTATTGCAGTGGATAAAAACAATGTAAGTAGTGCTGAAACAGTAATACAAGATATTAGTCAAAGTAATACTGCAAGTGGTGTCGTTGCACTAACGCCAATTAGGTATCTATACGAATATGTAGTGTCAGGCAGTGCTTGGACATTTGTAAGTAGATCACTACAGACAGTAACATAATGATAAAAGCGATAAATAAAGTTATAACAGGGGTAACAGATGTCATATACAATTAACAAATATAACAATGTTCAGCTAACCGTTGTCGAAGACGGTACTATTGACCAAACTACAGATTTAAAATTGGTTGGTAAAAACTATGCTGGATACGGAGAAATACAAAACGAAAATTTTGTGTTTCTGTTAGAAAACTTTGCAGGAGCAAATCAACCACCAAAAGCGATCAGCGGTCAACTTTGGTTTGATACTAGTAACAGTAAACTTAAATTTTACGATGGTTCTAAATGGAGAACTACTGGAGGAGCAGAAGTTGGAGCAACCACCCCTGCTGGACTTGCTCAAGGCGATTTTTGGTGGGATACTGGAAATGAACAGTTGTATGCATACAACGGAACGTCATTTGTATTAGTTGGCCCACAAGGCGTTGGCGACACTGTAACACAATTCCAAAGTGCAAATATTAGAGATAATGTTGGCACATCAAGACCTGTTATTAAATCTGTTATTAATGATGAAGTAATTCATATTATTAGTGCCCAACAATTTACAATTGGCACAGAAGATGCATCTTCTTATCCTGGATTTGATGTTATACGACAAGGTATAACACTTAAAAATACAATTAATTCAACAAATGGTGTTACATCAACAGGACATAGGTTCTGGGGAACATCATCAAATGCTTTAAAACTTAATGGTATAGATGCAGCTGACTATGTTGTTTCGGCATCAGGACAATCTACTTCGTTTACAACACTTACTGAATTTTCAGACTTAGGTGTTGCAATCGGCGATGCAAATGATTTAGCAATTAAGATTGTAGATGATAACAAAGCATTACTAGCTAACGAGCAAGGTACAGCAATGTACTTTCAAGTTAATAATTCAAGTTCAGCACAAAAGATGCCATTGCGTCTAACAGCAAGTGCTATACTTCCAGGATTCAGTAATGTTACAACTTGGGCAGGCACAGAAACAGTTGACATTGGATCTTCTGCAAATAAGTTTTCAACAATGTATGCAACGACCTTTAGTGGTACAGCAACAAACGCACAAGCATTAGAAGTTGGAGGAGTTTCACGAACTGCTTCTACTAGTGCAACAGCAAATACAGTAGCAGGCAGAGATGCATCAGGTAATTTAACAGCAAATATATTTAACGGTACATCAACAGCCGCACAGTTTGCGGATTTAGCGGAAAAATATACAACAGCAGAAGAACTAGCACCGGGTACAGCAGTAGCAGTGCGTTTTGACGATGTTGCAGAAGTAGGTCCAGCAAGTTCGTCAAGTTTTGCAATCGGTGTTGTTTCAACTGATCCAGCACTTATGATGAATAGTGCAGCAGAAGGACAGTACATTGGTCTTAAAGGACGTCTTCCAGTAAGAGTTAAAGGCCCTGTTAATAAAGGCCAGGCAATTTATGCTTGGGAAGATGGAGTTTGTTCAACAATCGCAACGACTGCACTAATTGGTATTGCGCTTGAAAGCAGCGACGACGAATCAGAAAAATTAATCGAGACCGTACTTAAAGTATAAGTATAAAAAAGGAAATGAAAAATGGCAGTTAGCGTAACTGATACAATCACAGCAGCACAGTATAACGGTGTGCAAAGTAGAATTAACACTATATTAGGTGCAGGTTCTGGTGCTAATGGGTATGGCCAGGCAATGGCTAGTGGTCAAGTGGTCGTCGGTAATACAATTACTGCCGCACAATTTGATGCTTTAAGAACAGATTTAAATAAAGCAAATAATCACCAAAGTGGTGCAAATGCAGGTGTGGGAGATATTGCCGCAGGACAAGTTATCGGTGCAGACACTAGTGGTGCTGCAACGACCGAAGGGTTCAATGACTATGACACAGCAACTAGTACTATTGAAACAAACAGATATAATATTGACGGTGGCAATGCTACAGTAGAAGCAGGAATTACAGCCGCAAGAACTACAACGTGGAATGGTACAATTTCGCACATATTTACTGTAGGCTTTACTGATGCAAATGCAAGACGTTATTTCTTTAATTCCGGCGGTGAAATTCGGTTTAGTGCAGCTCTGTCAGGACAATCTGGAGCAAAATCAAACGATTGGTCAACCATGTTATCTAACATGGGCACAATTACTATGAATTATACTTCGACATCGGCAAGTGGTACTGGAACCGATACTGTGATAGGTAATGATGAACTAACAGGAACATATCAAACGATCTTTACAAGAACAGGTAGTGGTGTTTATGCTGAGAACGACTACAATATTGCTGCAAGATACGAAGGCACTGGCGGCAAAACGCTAAGATTTAGAATACAGTTTAGAGATGATGACGCTGGCGATCAGCAAGCAGTCACCGATACCGGCACTGATGGTGTAGGTTCCGCTGGCCCAGCTGTTGACGAATCCGTAAACGGAAATCTTTCAAGTACTATACAGCAACTACGAGCTACTGGTGTCAACGTACAAGTTGCAACACCTGCTTATACTAACGCAACTGCATTAGCATAAAAAACACTTGACATTCTCCTTTAACTAGTGTATAATAACACTTAAAGGAGAACCTTATGGACAGTCAGTTGTCAAGTGCATTAGAGTTTGCTAATTATACGCAAACTTTATACAATCAAAAAAAACTAGCCGAACAAACATTTTTAGATGCGTGTGTAATATATCGGAATGCCGGTAAGTTTACAATTACAATACAACTAATTGTATTATGCCAAGGATATCGAAATCAGTCGAGCGTTATATTGTTAGACGACAATAATATTCCTATTAAATTAGACGATATAGGAGTTTTTGCACAAGAAATTCAAAAGAGCTACACAGCAGCAATTAGCACGTACTATGATGAGCATCAGCGTATTATATCTAACAAAGATGTTAAAGGCGTAATAGATGAATAAAGGCATTTTACTGTTTGCTTTTAACAATGAAAAAATTGATTATGTAAAGCAAGCAAAATTTGTTGCTACCCGTGCAAAACAATACCTTAATCTTCCAACAACATTAGTAACTGATAGTCCTGTTGAAGACGAAGTATTTGATAACGTACGGATTGCAGTAGATAATCATCCAACAAATAATAAAACATATCGAGATAGAACAACTTCGACTGTGCTTAATTTTAAAAATAGAGCAAGAATGTATGCGTACGATCTTTCACCGTATGATAATACTATTCTTTTAGATACAGATATTGTTATTTGTAATGACCAATATAATAAAGTGTTTCAACAAACTGATGATTTGTTAATGTATAGCAATGCATACGATATTACAGGAAATAGAAATAAGAACGAATTTACTTATGTAAGTGACATAGGTTGCAAATTTTACTGGGCAACGTGTGTATATTTTGAAAAAACAAAAAGAACAAACATATTTTTTGATTTGCTTAAACATATAAGCCAAAATTATTCATACTATAAAGTATTATATGAATTGCCTACAAATGTATATCGCAACGATTATGCTTTTAGTATTGCTGTACACATTATGAATAATTTTTCTACAAAGGCAATAGGAGAGTTTCCTGGAACCTTATATTATTCAACAGACAAAGACAGTATTATAAATTTTAATAATAATGATATTTTGTTTTTATCTGAAAACAACAAGCCAATAAAAACAAAAGGCATGAATGTTCATTGTATGAATAAATTTAATTTGGAGAGCATTCTGTGAAAGGATACCTTTTATACGCCCAAGGCGATACTCATATAAATTATGCAATTCAGTGTGCATATAGCTTGCGTGAGATAGGTGATACAAAACCTATAAGTCTTGTTACAGATAAGCCGTGTAATGATACTGTATTTGATAAAATTATTATCGTAAAAGAAAACACAGATAAGTTCCATGTTGTAAACAGATCTAATTTATGGAAGCATAGTCCGTATGACGAAACTACTGTAATTGAAAGTGACTGTCTAGTAACGCAAAGTTTGGATACATGGTGGCAAGCAAATGCTGATAGAGATTTATCGTTTATTAGTCAAGCATACACTTATAGACAGGAACCGTTAGATATTAGATTTGACAGAAGGACTTGGATACAAAACGATCTTCCTAGTTTGTATGTTGCATTTCATTATTTTAAAAAGACATCGTTTGTTAAAGAATTTTTTGAGTTAGTTACTACAATTAACTCGCATGAAGAAATTACAAAAACGTTTCTTCCTAAAAGAAGTCCTAAAGTTCCGAGTATGGATGTAGCAATATGTTTAGCAACAAAATTTTTAGATTGTTATTATAAAGTTGCATACACAGCTAGTGATCCTATGTTTATACATATGAAACCAAACGCCCAAAAGTTTGTAACGCCATCTACTAATTGGTCCGACAAAGTAGGATTTTATAAAAACGGTAGCGAAGTCTTTATTGGTAATTTTAAACAAACCGGAATACTTCATTATATTGAGGAGGTTGTGTAATGTATGTGTATTTTGAGAAAGAAACTAGAAATATACTGTCAATAACAAATGCCCTAAATGAGAATTTAGAAAACTTTGTAGTAAAGGACAAAGAAGAAGTTAAAGATTTTATTTCAGGCGCAAAGAACTTTGCACACTATGTTATAGATAAAGATTTTAACATAACAGAAATTAACACTAACACTACATCTTTTAACATAAATGAAGTATTGCATCATATTGTATCACAAGAAGATCCTGACCTAACAGTTATTCATGATAGCAAATGGGCGTTCTCTATGCAAAAACCTGTTAGCGGAAATTTATTTTTTGCAGTTACAGAAAAACATAATCCGAACAAATTAATTAGAACAATAGCAATTCCAGCATCAAGTTTAGATTGCGAAATAGAGTTTAAATATGCAAGTGAACACAACATTAATAATATAAGCATTTGGATACTACATAAAACGTTTCCGGTATGTTCGTTGGAGGTAAAATGAGCCAAGAATTTAAAGTATACGACTATGATATAATTTATTTAAGTTACGACGAACCAAACGCAGAAGAAAACTATTATCATCTAAAGCAAAACATTCCTTGGGCAAAACGTGTGCATGGTGTAGAAGGCAGTGATGCTGCTCACAAAGCATGTGCTAATATTGCAGAAACTGAAAGATTTATAACTATTGACGGCGACAATAAAGTCGATCCTAAGTTTGTAAATGAAGTTTTGCAGTTTGCAGATGACGTAGATTTAAGTAAGTGCGTGGTTAGTTGGAGTGGTTATAATATGATCAACGGACTAACATACGGAAATGGCGGAATTAAATGTTGGCCGACTGATCTTGTAAAAACAATGCGCACACACGAAAATGCTGATCCTAACAATCCACATGCACAAGTTGACTTTTGTTGGGACTTAGAATACTTACAAGTTGACAAAACTTACAGCTATGTTTACAATAATGCAACTCCGCATCAGGCTTGGAGGGCAGGTTTCCGCGAAGGTGTTAAGATGAGTTTGCTTGAAGGCATACCTGCTAGTAAAGATAAGTTTTGCGAGCAGGTGCCTAAGAAAAACTTTGATAGGTTAAAAATTTGGTGTACAGCAGGTGCCGATGTTAAAAACGGTCTATGGGCAATTTATGGAGCTCGCGAAGGCCTTTATAAAACAATGTGTACAGACTGGGACCATGTTAATGTAAGAGACTTTGAGCATTTAAACGACCTATGGAATGATAAAGTACAAGATGAAAGCGACCTATTAGAAGCAATTGAAGATTACGGTGAGCGACTATTAGTAGAACTAGATATGCCAATTCCTATAGACCCACTTAGCAAAGAACAAAGCAAGTTTTTTAAAGGTGTTTACTTGCCGCCGCAACGTACTCCGCAAACATTTCTTACAAACAAAGATACAGCAGAATATGACATTGTGATGATAAGTTACAAAGAACCTAATGCAGAAGAAAACTTTGATAAACTTAAAAGACGGTTTCCACGGGCCAAACGTGTACATGGAGTTAAAGGAATTCATCAAGCACATATTGAAGCAGCAAAATTATGCACTACTGATCTAATTTGGATTGTAGATGCAGATGCCGATGTACTTGATAGTTTTAACTTTGATTACAAGTCGCCCGATAAAGAAAAAAATTATGTAAAAGTATGGCGTAGTATAAATCCTATTAACAATTTAGAATATGGGTATGGCGGCGTTAAGCTATTCCCTCGTGAAGCAACATTAAATATGGATACTACTAGGGCTGATATGACTACAAGTATTAGTAGACATTTTAAACCTATAAAGGTAGTAAGTAATATTACAGCATTTAACACAGATGCGTATAGCGCATGGAAGGGTGCATTTAGAGAATGTGCAAAATTAAGTAGTAAGGTAATTGACAGACAAAAGGAGGATGAGACAAATGAAAGACTTGAAATTTGGACAACGGTGGGAAAAGACAAACCGTTCGGCGAATACTGTATTAACGGTGCTCGTGCTGGCATGGAGTTTGGTTTATCTGATGGCGCTGATCTTAAATTAATAAACGATTTTGATTGGTTAGAACAACAGTTTAATAATCAAACTGTAGACAAAGATACTCTTACAGCAAGCCCCAAAGTATCAAATAATGATATTAAAGACTTATTAGATAGATTTGAACTCTTATATGGCGGCGACATAGAAAATGTTAGACGTTTTTATAATGATAAAGATTTGTCTAGCATATTTAAATTAACAGAAAATGAAGAATTAAGAAAAGCAGTAGTTGAAAAAAATCTACACAGTATTTTTAGACTCTCTAACACCGACGATGACTTACGCAAAGCAGTACTTGAACAGAACTTGCATAGTGTTTTTAGATTAGTAGGCGGAGAAGAAGATCTGCGCAAGGCCGTATTAGATAATAACTTATACAGCCTTGCAAGGATTATGCCAGAAGTATCAGATGAATTTAAAATTGTAAATAATAATGATTTTTATGCCCTGTGGAAAGTGTTAGAAAAGTATACAAATAGTTCTTATATAAAACCGTTAAAGGCACTATACAATGATACAACCTTTGACACTGATAGTTTTAGTAGAGGACAACTAGAAAGCAAAAAGTGGTTAGTCGACACTGTTAAAGATCTTAATTTAATATTAGGTAATATATTCTTGTGTGCAGGATGGTATGCAACTGTAATACCTATGTTACAAGATAATGAAATATCATTTAATAATGTTCGAAGTTTTGATTTAGATCCTAATGTTTGGAAAACAGCAGAGATTTTTAATAAAGCACTTACGTCTGATGGTTGGAAATTTAAAGCACAAACGCTTGACATTCAACTTTTAAAATATGACGGATTTGAATTTGAAACTATTAAAAGTAATGGTAACATAGAAGTTATAAAAGATAGTGCAAATACAATTATTAATACAAGTTGTGAACACATAGAAAATTTTACAGACTGGTATGCAAAAATACCAAATGGTAAATTAGTTATACTACAAAGCAACAACTTTTTTGAAGTTGACGAACATGTAAACTGTGTGAATGATATTGACGAATTTAAAGAGATGGCACCTATGACTGAGTTACATTATATGGGCTCTAAAGATATGACTAAGTACACAAGATTTATGTTGATTGGAATAAAATGAAAATAGGGTTTATTGGTCTAGGTAAGTTAGGATTACCGTGTGCTGAAGTAATTGCTAAAAATGGCCATGTAGTATTAGGATACGATATAACACCGGTTAAGAGCAACTACGTCATAGTTGAAGATTCTATCAAAGAAACTGTTACACCAGCAGACATAGTTTTTGTTGCTGTTCCTACTCCGCACGATCCTGCATATGACGGCAAGGCACCTACTTCACATTTACAGCCTAAAGACTTTGATTATAGTATTGTAAAAGATGTACTTGTGGAAGCAAACAAACATATGACAAATAATCAAATGATTGTATTAATTAGTACAGTATTACCAGGTACAGTACGTAGAGAATTTGCACCACTAGTAACTAATACTAGATTTGTTTACAATCCATATTTAATTGCTATGGGCACAGTTGCATGGGATATGGTCAATCCTGAAATGATTATGATTGGCACAGACGATGGTAGCGAAACAGGTGATGCAAAACAACTTGTAGATTTTTATAAAACAATAATGGAAAACAATCCTCGCTACGTAATTGGCACCTGGGACGAATGCGAGTGTATTAAAGTTTTCTATAATACATTTATAAGCACTAAAATTGCCCTTGTAAACATGATACAAGACGTAGCAGTGCAACAGGGTAACATTAACGTAGACGTTGTTACAGACGCTTTGTCGCAAGCTACACAGCGTATTATAAGTCCGGCGTATATGACAGCAGGGATGGGAGATGGTGGCGGATGTCATCCTAGAGATAATATTGCTCTGCGTTTTCTAGCAGAGAAGCTAGATTTAGGATACGACATGTTTGACGCAATAATGATAGCAAGAGAACAACAAGCACGGAACATGGCTATTGAAATTTTAAAACACGGCAATCGGATACAGTTTAGTAGCGACAGTTATAAACCGGGTGTTGAATATACTGACGGTAGTTACAGTCTATTAGTGCAACATTATGTAAAAGAACTTGGCGGACAGATTGTTGATAGCAACCCGTTGGTGTATGTTTTAGTTCATCCAACTTGCAGGCCAATAAATAATGTATATAACTTCGATCCATGGAACAACTACGGAGTAAAGTATGAAACTTAGTTTGAGAGAAATGCAAAAAGAAAGTGCTAGGGCATTAAGCTCAATGCAAGCAACAAACAACAACATCTACCAATTTAATAAACAAGCACATCACAACAGTCAAAATTGGTATGCAGCAGTAATAGATTGGTATGTTAATGAGCACGGAGACTTGCCTAGTAAAGTTGGCCCAGGCAAAGATATTAAATTGGTGCTAGATGATTAATGAAATATGCATTTATAGATGACATTCAATCGTGGGCAAAAACAGATATTAGTATGCTGCCAGAGATTGAAACACCCGATGATGTACAAATATATCCTATTGAATATTCTCCGGGGATAGACGAACCGATTGATCAATGGATACAATTAGTAATAGACGGAACAAATAAACAGTTTATTAAACACAATAATGTTAGAGTAGTACTTTTTGATTTATTTGAAGCAAGTAAATTTGTTTACAACGCTGCGAAATTATTAAACACCCATTTACAAAAGAAAATTTATGTAATAACTTGTGATCAATTATTACCTAACCGGTCTACTAAAGATTTACATTTTATTTTTCATAACTTTTGGAGCGGTCGTATGCTTCCGTCTAAACGTGTATTATTTTCTAGCAAAAAATTATATATAAATTGTACTAGAGTAGTACGCCCTCATAGAGCACAATTAATAGAAGAATTAATTAACAACAATCTTTTTGACTTAGGATATAACACAATAAGTGATAAAGGTGGCGAGTTAACAAATTATCTTAATAAGACTACAACGTCAAAGATTCCTGATCAAAAATTTGATGTATTAGATGTTAATAATTTAATTAATATAAATCCTAATAACTTTGTACCTATAAAACAATGTGAGAAATCTTTTGTGTATATTGCAACAGAAACATTGGTTGACAATAATCGACTGTTCTTTTCAGAAAAAGTTTACAAACCAATTGCAATTGGAATGCCGTTCATGGTATTAGGTAATCCTGGAACATTAAAATCTTTAAAACAAATGGGGTACAAGACTTTTGATAAATGGTTTAACGAAGACTACGACAACGATATTAATTTAGCAGATCGAATAAAAATCATTACAGATAATTTAAACTATTATAGAAATTTTACAAAGCGTGAATTAGACGTTATAAGATTTGAAATGAAAGCAGTGACTACGCATAATCACAAAGTTTATAAGAAACGATGCGCAATCACTAATTTAGAAAAACTAAAGACTGCTATACAAGGAATTATAAATGAATAAAGGAACTATTATAGTAGTTGATGCCTGGAAGCATTGTGAAAGACCTGATATAAGACGCTTTCCGTACATTGAACAGGAAGCAAAATTATTTGGTAGCTTTTTAAATCTACGTTTAAAAAATTTAAGATCAAGCTATACGATTGTGCATTGTGCAGACGGTAGAGAGACAATGGACGAAATTAATACTTGGGAAGATATAGTAATCAATAAGATACACGAAACTCCGGATACCGGCGGCCCATACTACTTTTGTGGGTTTCATCTCGGACGCTGCATAGATAGAAAATATAACGAACTAGGCAGAACTTCACATATTATTGTAAATTTAAGTTTACTTTATCCTGGAGATGAGTATTATAAGATTGACAAAACTAAAAATATGTGTTATAATACATATAGAGGTATGGAAAAATGCAGTATGATTTAATTAATTTAGGCGGTGGAAACGGTACTGGCGGAAATGCCTCCGGCACAACAATTAACTTTCCAAGTTCGTCTGACCAAAAGATGTGGCAAAAACTAAAACGTCGAAAGGGTAAGAATTGGAAATATGCGAATCTTAGAAACGATCCTATAAAATTTACACATAATACTATGGGATACAGAACGCATGAATTTGACTTTGACAACGATGACGAATACATTATCCACATTGGGTGCAGTAATACATACGGATTATACTTACATGAATCTGAACGTGCTTCGAATCTTATAGAAAAGAATTTAGATATAAAAACCTACAATTTAGGACAATGCGGCGGCAGTCCAAATTATATTATGATGAATATAGCTAACCTATTATATAATGCATCAAAACGACCAAAGGCAGTAGTTATACAATGGCCAAAATCTATGAGACTAAATCTTCCGTACACACATCCTAAAAGTGCTGTGATGCGTATACGCCCTACTGAAAATCAAAAGGGATTTGAATCCTTTATACGAGACGAAATTAACCCTTTAGAAACACATTCTAAATGGTGCCACCAGCACACTTTAAATTTATTAAATAGTTTTGATATTACTGCTATTGAATATTGCGTAGATCACGAATCTAATTTGTACGGCACAACTGAAATTGAACGACTAGATGTAGCATATGATAATAAACATATAGGCGCATTAACTAATGAAAGCATTTTTAACTATGTTAAGGAACAGTTATAGTGTATAACTATGCCGATATAAGATCAATTCATCTTGAAGTAACACAAAACTGTCAAGCTAGTTGCCCTATGTGCGATCGCAACATGAATGGTAAAGGTATTAATCCTCACATTAATTTAGATGAACTTAGTTTAGAAGATTGTAAAACGATATTCCTTCCAGAGTTTATTGCACAGCTAAACACAATGTTTATGTGCGGCAACTTGGGTGATCCTATTGTAGCACGAGATACATTAGAAATATTCAAATACTTTAGAGAGCATAACCCTAAGATGTGGTTAAGTATGAATACAAATGCAGGAGCAAAAAGTGTTGCTTGGTGGAAAGAGCTTGCACTAGTAATTAATAAAAAAGGTGCAGTTATATTCAGCGTAGACGGATTGCGTGATACCAATCATCTTTATCGCCAAGGAGTAAACTGGGACAATGTAGAGCGCAACATGCAAGCGTTTATTAATGCCGGAGGCAGAGCACGTTGGGACTTCTTAATATTTGAACACAATCAACACCAAGTAGAAGAAGCAGAAGAACTTGCAACGTCTTGGGGTTGCGAAAAGTTTATGAAGAAAAAAACTGGACGATTCATCACCCAAGATTCAAAGAAGAAAGAATCTCATCAATCTCAGGACCGTAAAGGTAATAACTCTGCTGAACTTAAAAAACCAGATGCAAAGTATGTTAACAACGCACTTAGTAAGCAAGAAGTAATTATCAACAAGTACGGTACTATGGATGCTTACTATGATGCGGCACCTATCATTTGTAAAGTAAAGAAAGATAATAGCTTATTCATAACAGCAGAGGGCCTAGCGATGCCGTGTTGTTGGACTGCTGGACGTATGTATAAATGGTGGCACAAGGATCCTAAAGTAGAACAGATATGGGACTTTATTGATAAAGACGCCCTTGATGCACGTAACGGCTTAGAACAAGTATTTGCTACAGGTGCATTTGACAGAATACAAAACAGCTGGAATAAACCTAGTTGCAGTGACGGAAAACTTAAAGTGTGCGCTATGAAATGTGGCGCCGAGTTTGATCCTTTTGCAGAACAATTCAAATAAGTAGATATGCAATGAATATAGATAATATTAAAAAAATAGAACTTGAAATAACAAGTAATTGTAATGCAGCCTGTCCGGGGTGTGCAAGAACACAAAATATAGACTTATTTGATGTTGAAAGTTTTTATCTAGAAGATCTAAAACGATTATTTCCTACAGAAAGATATATTGCTAATAAGCAATTTAAATTTTGCGGAGTTCTCGGCGACCCGGCACTAAACAAAGACGCCGTGCTTATGACAGAATATCTTACTAATTCCGGAGGATATTGTCAATGGAGCACAAATGGTGCATACCAAACAGCAGACTGGTGGAGCAAATTAGGACAAATTAGCAAAGATACTAATCTAGTTGACGTTAGTTTTTGCGTAGATGGACACAAAGAAACTAATCATATCTATAGAGTTAGTACTAAGTGGAATGTACTTGAGCGAAATATGCAAGCATATAGTGATGCAGGAGGCAAGGCAACTTGGATCTTTATTGTATTTGACCACAACGAATATGAACTAGAGGCTGCAAGAGAACATGCAAAACGTTTAGGATTTACTTTTGCAACACGCACAGGAATGCGTAATAGCTATCATGATTGGGTAGCATTAATTGGTAAAAAGAATCAGCAAGAAAAGAAAGTTATAACAACTACTGGTAAAAAAGAACACAGTAAAAAAGCACAAGTTGAACAGTTAGATAAAATTATTTTAGAAAATAAAGTCGACGAAAAAATTATCAACACCATCAAATGTAAACTAATACACGAAGGTGAAATATTCATTAGTGCAAAACAAGAACTTTGGCCTTGTTGTTTTCTATGGGATAGCGCATTTAAAAATAAGGAAAACATACTTGATAAACTCAGTGAATATCAAACAGGTTGGAATAGTTTAAAGACAAACAGTATCGAAGACGTGTTAGTACATCCTTGGTTTGATAAAGTGTTAAGTGACAGCTGGGATCCTACACACAGCAAGCATATTACACGTTGTATCAGAACTTGTGCGTACAACAAGGCATATCAAAATGAAATAAAGGTAGAAGCATAAATGAGCTGGTCTAGTGAAACATTAGAATGGATTGATATTGAATTAACTAGTTTTTGCAACATTAAATGCAAAGGGTGTTTTCGAGTTATATCTAAAGAAGCAGATAAAATATTAAACAAATCCTATATAGACATTGATGTAATACGTAAACGTTTTCAAAAAGAAATGTTTCCTAGTATAAAGATTATTAATTTTTGTGGCAGTGTTGACGAGCCATGTAGTCATCCGCAATTTTTTGAAATTATAAAACATTTTGCTGATTGGGATTGTCACATTAATATTGCCACTAATGGTAGTTTGCGCACAGTAAAATGGTGGACAGAACTAGCTAGTATACTTCCTAGAAGTCATAAAGTAGTTTGGGGCATTGATGGTAGCGACGAGTTGTCAGAAGAGTATAGAGAAGGTAGTAGTTTTAAGAAAGTACAACAGAACTACAGAGCATTTATAGCAGCAGGCGGCAGAGCTAATTGGCAATTTATTAGTTTTGAACATAATGAACATCAGTTAGAAACAGCAAGACAGATAGCAAAAGACGAAGGCTTTATAGAGTTTAAAACTATTATAAGCCACAGAAAAGATTCAGGAGGCGTAAAACATAAAAAAGTTGAAGCCCAAGAGTCGCCGTGTATTAGTTGTAAGTATTCTAACCAAAAACGTATTTTTGTAAATCATATGGGCAATGTTATACCATGTTGTCATTTGAATAGTAAGATGTTAGAATTTGCAGTAAATCCTAAACAAAAAGACCGTTTCGAAGAAATATTAGTTAAGCAGGATTATATGAATGATATTAATCTTGCAAATGTTTCTTTAGATGAAGCAATGAATGGAAAAGTTTGGACAGAGATACAAAACAGTTGGACGGGTGATGATCGGATCGGCAAGTGTGTAAGCACATGTAAGGAAAATAATCGAGATATTTTTATTAAAGAACAGTTGGGAGTTAAAAGATGAAATTTAGTGCTAGTTGTGGTGGTATACATTCTGTAGTAGGCAATGACTATACTTTTAAGGACGCAAGGGGCAAGTGCCCAGGAGATAGCGATCCTTTCTACGACCGTGATACAGGAGAACAACGTTGGGCTTATAAAGAACGCAACGAAGCAAAAAGCCCACTACTACATCCTGGCAAGTATGAATTCCAGGCAGATGTTAGTATACACGCTGACAAAGTTCGTCATGCAGAATGGTACAGCATATTTCAAATACACAACGGTGTCCGCGACGGAATACCGCCTAGTATGTTTACGGTATTTCAGCATGGAAGATGGCATATTGATGGTCGAGATACTCATGTAACTCCAAAACTAGAATTTGCTCTTAAAGTAAATTTAGAAATTAAGGAAAATTTTATTACTGTTGATTATTACGTTGATGAAGAATACCTGGGGTCGTCTAGAACGTACGAATTAGCACAACCTTTTATAAAATTTGGATTATACAGAATAAACGAATATTGTTCAGCAACACAAATATATAAAAATGTAAGAGTTAATTAAATGAGTTGGCCGATAGAAGCAAAAAATGTTAAAAAGATACAAATAGAAATCTCAAATTATTGTAATGCACGTTGTCCACAGTGTGCAAGAGAATTAATATTTGACGGTAAAGTACAACCTAAACATATAGGTATAAATGATAACTTTATAACACTTGAACAATTTAAGAGTTGGTTTGACAAAGATAACTGGGAGAATTTATTTTTGTTAGACTTTTGTGGAAGTTATGATGAACCTACAACTAATCCAGACCTAATAAAAATTGTAAAATGGATAATGAGTTACAAAGGATTTAATAACTATCTCAAAGTAAACATTTCTACAAATGGCGGAACAAGAAACAAAGAGTTTTGGAAAGAGCTTGCTGAGATTGGCAGTGCTAACCTTTCACCTGAAGGTACTAAACGGATACAAGTAAATTGGGGTATTGATGGACTTGAAGATACCAACCATATTTACAGAGTAAATGTTAAATGGGATAAGTTGCAAGAAAACTTTAGAACATTTATTAAACATGGAGGCCGTGCTTGGTGGCAGTTTATATATTTCAGTCATAATGAACATCAAGACCAAGAAGCAAAACAGCGTAGTATAGACGAAGGATTTGAAGGTATCAAATGGCGAGGCTCCAAAGGGCGTGATGCTATAGAAAAAGTAAAACAAGCATCAACACCTAAGTTCCAATTAGAAAATGAAAAACCTGCAACCAAAATTCAATGTAAAGCACTAAGTAGACCTAACTATTTTGGTTTAGATACAGGATTGTATGTTACAAATAGAGGAACAGTTTTGCCGTGTTGTTGGGTAGGCACTGAAACAGAAATGCAAAATTTATATGATAAACACGGATACAAATATAATATTTTAGATAATGTATTGAGTGGCAAAAATAGTTTCCAAGAAATTTTAGATAGTCCGTGGTATAACGGTTTACATGCTATGATTCTAAAAGAAACATGGAGACCTTGCACTAGACACTGCAAAGAAAATGTAATAAGTACCATTAATAATGAATTACACCCTAACAAGGAATAAGTACGTATATAATGACAGATAAAACAAATAAATATCCATCAGACACATTTTGTTTATTACCGTGGGTGCATCTAAGCACTAGACCCGACGGTAGTATGCGAGTATGCTGTACTGCAAATGCTAGTAGTGTTGGAGCTACTAATGACAAAGAACACGGAGGCCAAGTTGGCATTCTTAAAACCGATGACGGTAAGCCTAACAATTTAAATGTTAGTGACTTTGAGTCAGCTTGGAATAGTACATATATGAAAAATGTACGTATGCAGATGCTCGCCGGAGAAAAGCCACCTAGCTGTTTAAAATGTTATAAAGAAGAAGCAGCCGGGCACCGAAGTAAACGTATGTGGGAAACAGATTATTGGGGCAAGCGAGTTGATCTTGATAAAATACTTTCTGATACACAACCTGACGGCGAAGTGCCGCCTAACTTAGCATACATTGATCTACGTTTTGGTACCAAATGTCAATTAGCGTGTGTTATGTGTAGCCCACATGATAGTAGTGGCTGGATCAAGGATTATAAAAAGATCTTTCCTGAAGTAAAAAACGAATCCCTAAAAGAGATTATGCAATGGAAAGACAAAGGCAGCACCAATGGTAGTAGCTACAACTGGCATAAACAAAACCCTACGTTTTGGAAACAGTTTTACGAGCAAATGCCTAGTATGCAACAGATATATTTTGCTGGCGGCGAAAGTCTTATCATTGAAGAACACTATGAGATACTTGAACATGCTATTAAGATGGGCTATGCAAAAGACTTAGAACTACGTTATAACT